CTCAGAATGTTGACACCATCGGCTCAATGGCCAATGTAACCATAGACAATGCTCCTACTTTTGCATCTGGTGGTGCAAATACATCAATTCTCAATGCTCCGATGGCAGCAGCGAACGCTAGCTCAACTCTCACTTCATCATTTACATATGCCAACACTCAATATGGTACAATAGCATCAATCAATCAGTTACGTGGTTCTAATTATACCATTTTACCTGAGATTACCATATTAGAGCCGGCTTTATTTGAATTAAATATTCCAGATGGCAGTGGCGGATTCAAAGGTAGAAACGCAATCGTTACTCCTAGCTTCACGCCCGGATCTATTGCCAAGATAAGCATCACTGAAACCACAGGTAACTTTTTCCGAGGTGAATCAGTATCTATTTCGAATCAGTCTAGAACCTCGAACCCTGCACTTGGGTCACCTATCGTATCGGGCGTGAATACGTTAGCTGGAGCATATGTCGATACAAAGGGATTCTTATCTTGGAACAATAAGCTACAGGATAGTCGCTTCTATCAGAAGTATTCTTATATGCTACAGTCTTCAAAACCTGTAGACTCGTATCGTAAGTTTGTAGACAACACTATTCATCCAACTGGACACCTGTTGTTTGGCGAATTGGCCATTACATCTGTCCTAGATGCTAGTACAGTAAACGTGCTCCCTGAAATTCTGCTGTATCTATCGTCAGATACTGATATCTTTATACCCACCGTTGTTTCTTCAGATATTGGCGAATATATTGCTGAAGGTCCTCAAGGCGGAATTGATACAGAAGACGAAATCAACATTCAACTGGATGCTGACTTCACGGCTGAAGCTGTCCTACCCATATCCATGACATCTAACCCAGAGCTGGAGCTGGAGTTAGTATTTGATCCAGCAACATATGGATTGGGCGTTGGCAGTTCTGTAGATTTCATCCAGAGCTTCAGCATTGAAGGCGCTGAAATTGTAAATGTAGGTGCAGTATACGAGTCGTTCCTCAATGTTCAGTTAGCAGACGTTGCCAATCTAGTCGTCCTACCATACGCTAATGTATCGCCGGCAACAGGATTTATAGCACTTAGTGGTGTAGGTACACCTTCTATCCAACACAGTGGCAATTACTACTGGGTATCCTCCCTTACTATTGGAGATGTGGCTACACAAACGATAGAGAGTAACGAATACGCACAAATTAATGGTCAATTCTACGTTATAGAATAAAATTCTAACAGTAGAATATAACCCCTTACAAACCTTATAAATAAGATTTAGACACATTGGAGATTATATCAAATGCCAGGCATAGTAACAAGACGTTTCAGACTCAATAACGCTGAACAGTTTTTCGAGTCATTCAGTGAAGCAGCACCTTCACTCATCTATATGTACATTGGTCGTGTTGATGCATGGCCGAATGGCGACACAGTCCCTACACCAACCGATACTGTTTCAAAATCTCGGTATGAGCCATGGACTAATATGATCGCTGCTAAACGCGTAACAGCTGCTGATACAACTTATAGTATTCCCCGTCACAACTGGGTGGCCGGCACTGTATATGCAGAATATGACAACACTAGCACATCCTTGTATGATGATCAGTCATATGTGGTGTCAAGTACGTTTAATGTGTACAAGTGCATGTTCAATAACTATGGCGCTGGTTCAACAATTGAACCTACTAGCACGGGAACCACACTCACAACTACTTCTGATGGTTATATCTGGAAGTATATGTACACAATTTCTGCTGCAGATACACTTAAATTTGTGACTACTGGCTATGTGCCGGTAAAGACTCTGGCCTCCGATGACGGAAGTTCACAGTGGACAGTACAGCAAGCGGCTTCTAACGGCGCTATTGAAATTGCTAAGCTAACCTCCAATGGAACTGGCTACGTTTATAGATCAAATACCTTTGTCTCTGTTACCAACACTAGTGTAATGGTACTCGACGGTTCTGCTTCTGGTACAGACAACTATTATACTAACGCTTCTTTGTTCATATCCTCTGGTGTTGGATCGGGTCAAGTACAAGCGATCAGTGCATATAACGGTACCTCTAAGACTGTTACAATGTCAACAGCGTTCCCTGTTTCCCCAGATGCAAGCTCAACATTCCACATTGGTCCTAATATCAATATTACTGGTGATGGATCAAATGCCTCAGCATACGCTACTGTTAGTGGCGGTATATTGAGTAAAATTACAATGGTAAATACTGGTACAAACTATTCCAGAGCAACATTTACGCTGACGGATGGTTCCGGTGGATCTGGAGCAGCAGCTGCTGCAACTGCTAGATTATCGCCTCCGAATGGTCATGGCGCTGATCCGATTGGTGAATTAGGTGGCCACAATGTGATGCTAAATATTCGTCTTTCTGGAACTGAGGGTGGTACCTTCCCCACAGACAATGACTTCCGAGTAATTGGTTTGATTAAAGATCCCTTGCTTGCAAACGGATCGATAGCTACAGCTAGCTCATATGATCAAACAGCTAAACTTACGGTAAGTGGTATTGCTGTTAGTACATTCCAGGCCGATGAGCAAGTAACTGGCGACTCCACAGGTGCTCAGGGACGTATGGTTTCTTTTGCTAACACCAATGGATCAGGTACCGCTGGTATTTTGAGCCTGACAAATGTTATAGGTAGCTTTGGCACCGAAACTGTCACAGCCAACACATCTACTACCACAGCAACTGCTTCTACATTCACTCTCGGTGCTTTTCAACCGAATAAGGGTGACGTGATATATATTGAGAACCGCCCTGTTACTTCAAGAAGCGCTGATCAAATCGAAGATGTAAAACTAGTTGTTCGTTATTAATTTTTAGGATTTAAAATGGCTGCAAATACAACACTATCCACGAATTTCAATGTCTCACCGTATTTTGATGATTACGATAAGACCAAGGACTTTCATAGGATTCTTTTTAAGCCTGGGTTGGCTGTACAGACTCGGGAACTTACTCAATTGCAGACGATTCTACAAGATCAGGTAGATCGTTTTGGTAAGAATGTATTTGTAGAAGGGTCAAGAGTATCTGGTGGTGAGTTCATCATCGATGACAACTACAGCTTTGTTAAGCTACCTGACAACTATGCTAATGGTTCATCTATTACCGTCAGTAGCTTTCATGGGGAGACTCTGCGAGGAGCATCTAGTAATGTCACTGCTATTGTTGTTGGTAGTGCAGATGGTACAGAAGCTGCCACCAATACAAAGACGTTATTTGTAAAGTATTCTTCAGAGTCGGGCGGCAATGCTCTATTCACTCCAGGAGAGCGCCTGACAAGTACTACTACCCCAGCTCTCTCATCCAACACTCTTGTTGCACTTAATTCTGTCGGTACAGGTACCAACGTCACTATCAACGAAGGTGTGTTGTTTGCCAAGGGTAACTTTGTTCGATTTGATACACAGTCTGTTATAGTAAATCGTTATAGTAATATTCCTACTGCAACAGTCGGTTTTATAGTAGATGAAACTATTGTATCGAGTGATGATGATGGTACGTTACTCGATAATGCTACAGGTTCGTTTAACTACTCGGCCCCAGGTGCAGATAGACTCAAGCTAACTGCTACACTGTCTTCATTCCCAAGCACAGCTGTAATGTCATCTGTTCAAAAGCAGAACTACGTTGAGATGCTGAACATTGATATTGGTCAAATCCAAACCAAGAGAGAAGCAACAGAATATAATGTCGTTAGAGATTTTGTAGCTAATCGCACAAAAGACTTCTTCGGCGATACTATCATTAAAGGTATGGGTCTCCGTTTAAGAGAGCACCTGAATGATGGAACAAACAATGGTCTATACCGTACAAATCAAAAAGGCGACAATAATAAGCTCGTTGTTGGTGTAGATACTGGTAAGGCCTACGTTGAAGGATATGATATTGAAACCTTTGGTTCAGTATATGTTCCCCTCGACAAAGGAATTGATTTTGTTGCTGTTGAGCAGATCCCCGTAACTTCAAACTACGGTAATTTTGTAAACGTCAATAATGTTGCTGGTGACTGGAATGCTTCCACAGGTAAAATTGTCAAGCTGTATAGTGGTGCAAAGACAAGTATTACCAGTGCAACATATAGTACTGGAGCAGCTGCTGGTTCACAAATAGGATCAGCTAGATTCAAGACACTTCAGCATGACACAGGTAATCCTGGCGCAGCTAGTGCTCAGTATAGAGTATACCTAACAGACATTCAGATGTCTGCAAATACATTCGCTGATGTTCGTGGTCTGAATCTAACCAATACCACTACAGCAAATGGTTTTGCCGATATTGTAACTACAGGAAACGTGGCTACAATCGAAGAGACCGCTTTCAATAGATCTCTATTCCAGATTCCATCAGCTGCCGTACGTACGCTGCGGGACTCTAATGGCCAAATCGATACAACATATACCTTTGCCAAAACCTTTGGTGTATCTATTAGTACAGCTGGCCAGTTTACTATTAATACTGGTGATTCTACAGAAGTGTTCATTGGTTCTGGCGCGCTAAACGGATCCGAGAAAGACGAGAAGTTTGTACTTTCATTGGACGATGATGCTTATGCTACTGTTACAGGTACCGTAAGTATTTCTGGAACAGCAGTAACAGGAACAAATACCCTATTCCAGACTCAGTTTGTAGTAGGCGATAAGATCTTTGTAGCAGATTCGAGCGAAATAAGAATTGTTGCAAGCATTGCTAGCCAGACGGCTATGGTATTGACAACTAGTGCCACTACAGCTACAACGTCTGCTTTCAACAAGTATTTTGCTGTAGGAGAAATCATCGATCTGGCAGCCGTAGGTAGTGCCGGAGCAAGAACAGTAAGTGTAAACTCTACTACTTCATCCTCTTTTGATATTAAAGAGACGCTAGGAGCAACGACAGTAGCTTCAGTGTATACTATTTTGAATAAAACTGATGCCAGAGAGATAGCAAAAACGATTAACAAGAATCAATTTGTCCGTCTGACACCAACCTCACATACTGCTGGTCTAACTGGCCCATGGAACCTCGGTATATGTGATGCCTTTAAGTTAAACGAAGTGCGTATTCAATATACTGGTGCTTTTGCTAACAACACATCTGGTTCTATTGTAACAACCCAATTTAATCTTGATGATGGTCAGCGCGATAACTTCTATGATCAAGCTAGGTTGATTTTAAAGTCTGATAGCACCTTGGTGGTTAATAGTTCGGCACACTTACTCGTGGATGTAGATTACTTTACTCACGATTTCTCGCAGGGTTCAGGATACTTCTCCGTTGATAGCTACCCCATCAATGATGCTAATGCTGCGTCTGTGACAACTATTCAGACTGAAGAGATAACCAGATATGTATCTCCTGTCACAGGTTCTGTTCACGATTTAAGAAACACTATTGATACAAGACCTTCTAAGGGATATACAGCTACAGCAACAGGTGTTGTTGGCTCGTCTAGCACAAACCCTGCTACATCAAGCACCTATAATAGTGCTGCTGGTGGTCTTAGGTTGCCTGTTGCAAATAAGAATTTCCTAACAGATTATTCGTTCTATCTAGCGCGCAGGGACATCCTGACACTCGATAAGAAAGGACTGTTTACAGTAGTTAGAGGTGTTCCATCTCTTAATCCTGAAGCTCCTCGTGTCAACACCAATGCCATGAAGTTGGCAACCGTTGCTATTGCTCCTTATCCCTCTCTGACCTCTTATAGATCATCTGAAGTCAAGCGCTCTGACTACAAGAGCTCGATTGTGGTAGATAAGCAAAAGAGATTTACGGCTAGAGACCTCTCTGCACTAGAGCAGAGAATTACTAACCTCGAATACTATACCGCTCTCAACCAGGTAGAGCGTAAAGCAATGGATCAAACTATCCTCGATTCAACTGGAATCGACCGATTCAAGAATGGTATCTTCACAGACCCCTTCCTGTCTCACAAGTTTGGTGATTACACGAATTTAGACTATAAGGTAGCAGTAGATCAGGGTCTGCAGGAGGCTCGTCCTCAGTTTGATCTAACAGACGTGAAGTTAGATTACTCCTCAGCAACGAATCTAACATCGTTTAAGAGCAACACGTTCTTTACGTTACCCCACACATCAGTACAGTCTGTATCACAACCTTTTGCAACAACAACAAGAAACATTGCTGGTCTGTTCTACACATACGAGGGATCAATGACCCTCAGTCCAGATGGCGACTATTGGGTAGATACTCGACGTAACCCTGATCTGAATGTTGATTATGACTTCACCAATATTCCTTGGGAGCAGATGGTTGAACCATGGCAGTCCAACTGGAGTAATTGGGAGACACTAGTAACAGGTGCACCAAGCGTATCTGAAACTCTAATCAACACAGAGCTGAACACTACTGTATCTGACACATTCTATTCTGGCTTTGGTGATATCATCGATGCTATTACAACAACCGCTACTGATACGTTCAGAGTCAACTCAACCACCACGTCTGCCCAGCAGCGTCAGCGAACTTCGTTTAATGTTGATACTACTGTAGAGACTAGAAACTATGGTGATCGAGTAGTAGACGTATCTTTAACACCTTATCTGCGATCCATCAGTATTGAGGTATCGGTTGTAGGTATGAAGCCGAATACTAAGCTAACAGCATTCTTTGATAATGAAGAAGTTGGAGCGTATTGCACTCAGACTGATAGCTCTTTCAATATAACAGGAACTAGAGGGGGCGACATAACTGTAGACCTCAACGGAAATATCTACTTGCTGTTTACTATTCCGAATGATGCTGAGAAGAGATTCCGTACTGGCGATAGAATGTTTGTATTGACAGACAGCCCGACCAATTCTTCTGTTCAGGGTTTGTATACTACTAGAGCAATAGCCCACTTCAATGGATCAGGTATTCAGCAGACTGTTGAAAATACAATTGTTTCCACAAGAGTACCATTTATTGCTGAGACTGTGGATACGGACTCTAGAAACGTAAGTGAGACAACGTTCTTAGGTACAAGAGCTGACTCAAGAACAGTATCTGTAACACAGGACTTTGTAATATCACCAACAGGCAAGTCTTACGAGAACGTTGCGTGGATATCTGGAGCGTCACTTAATTTGCTTACAAGCAAATACGGATCTCCCGATGTGTCGCTAGGTGAGTGTATCACAGAGCTCAATACAAACGTAACTTTCTGGCAGTTGGTGTCTAACTCTAATGCAACAGACATTAGACAAACATTTGAAACACAGATGTTGGAGATATTCAACGCTGGTACTGCTACACAGGCTACTTTGAATCAGTTTATGAGTGATTTCAATACCATTACCGGATCTGCAATCACAGATATATCTATTCGTAATCAAGTAAACAGTGCTCGCTGGGTTGATCCAGTAATGCAGACGTTTACAATTGATGACACAAGCAAAGCTCCTGGTATGTTTATTACTAAGGCCGACTTATTCTTTGCTACAAAGGACGCTACAAATGGTGTCCAGGTTGAATTGAGAGAAATAGAGCAGGGCACACAGACACCTACTAACCGCATCATCCCTCACTCTATCAAAGTACTGCCGGCCGCTTCTATCAATGTATCAGATACGGGCGTGACAGCAACTACCTTTGAGTTTGATGCTCCTGTATACTTGCTAAATGGAGTTACTTATGGTCTTGTCATTAAGCCAGTCGGTAATAACAGCAGCACGACAGTATGGGTATCCCGTCTCGGTGGTGAGGACGTGGCTACAGGTCTAAGAGTCAATGAGCAACCGTATGTTGGTGTTCTATACGCTTCATCAAACGATCAAATTTATACACCGATTCAAGAAGAAGACTTGAAATTCAATCTACATAGAGCTAGCTTCGATCAGACACTAACGGGTCAATTAATAATAGCTAACCAAGCTGCTGATTATATGACCGTATCAAATCTGGCCGGCATATTTATTGTCGGAGAGACAGTTACAGGAAGTAGCACCAGCTCAACAGGTAAGCTCAAAGAAATCTACACAGATGCTAATGGTATTATACGTGCTGTTGTATCTTATGTAAGCGGAGCATTCAGTGCTGCAGATACTCTAACGGGATCTCAGTCTGGCGCCACAATAAATGTTGATACAATCTATGATGTTGATCTGCACGTAGCCCACAATGAGGTAACGTCCATAACTCCATCAGGTACTACTTTGGGCACTGCTATACTAACTACCTCCAACAACAATGTTGTTTCTTCTACATATCTGGATGTTGATAATACTAGAGATGTTAAGTTTAATACAGAATTGAAGATTGCATCACGTACTACAGAAATTAATTCGTTGTCTAGTGTGAGCTCGTATCGTATCCGGAACACGATGAAGACTAATAATTCTTTTGTTTCCCCAGTCATCGATCTCACCCGTTCATTTGTTACAGCGGTGGGCAACAGACTCGGTAGCAGCGTTGTCGGAGAAGACAGTAAGAGTGGTGGTGCTGCTGTAGCAAGATATGTTTCAAGAATTGTTACTCTTGCTGAAGGACAAGATGCAGAAGACATCAACGTGTTCCTAGATGAATACAGACCATCGACAAGCAACGTAAGAGTTTATGCCAAGATATTGAATGGTAGTGATACTGAGACTTTCGGAGATAAGAGCTGGATCGAATTGACCAAGTCCTCTAAGGAGCTTTATTCGAGCGTAGATAGTCCTGAAGAGTTTGTTGAAACTTACTATACCTTCCCATCAGCCTCTTTAACTGGTTCATTGGGCGAAGTACAGTATCAGGATTCAAATAGCGTCACCTTTACTGGATATAAATACTTTGCAGTGAAGATTGTTATGACGGGTACTAATAAGGCAACTCCGCCTAGAGTACGTAACTTGAGAGCGATTGCTTTGCAACTCTAATATGGAAAGATTTCAGACAGTACAAGAGAACGATAGCTTCCAGAAAGACACAGTCACTGGAGCTATCCTCAATAGTGATAGTAGTGCTCTAGTTTCGTATAAGGCTAGAAAAAAAGCGGCTATGGCACTATCAGCGGAGTTAGAACAAGTAAAGCAAGATGTCAGCGAGATGAAAGAAATGCTGATGCAACTTCTGAACAAATAATAAAGAAGCAATGGATAATTATATATGAGTCTTACAGCAAACACCGTTGCGTTGACAGATACATTTGATACGTGGAAGAATAAGATCAATGCTATTTTTCCCGAAGCAATATCTGGCACAACAGTTGCGGCACAAACTATAACATCCAACACTGTCTTCAGTGGGACTGTTACCGGTAGCACCTTTACAGGCAATGGTGCCGCTCTAACGGCAATCACTGGCGCCAACGTGACAGGTACAGTACCATTGGCTACTTCAGCCGGCACCGTCACAACGGCAGCTCAACCAAACATTACATCAGTAGGTACTCTATCCGGATTAACAGTAACTAATCCAATAGCGGGTTCTGTCACTGGTGCAGCCGGCTCAGCAACAGGCTCAGCGGCAACAGTTACAACCGCCGCTCAACCAGCAATCACAT